ACGTGCCGGGTGCTCCGCCTGGCCGACGGCCGGTATGCGGTCGATCGACCCCGGGTAGACGGGCGCGCGTTCCCGACACTCGACGAGGCCCTCGCCTTCGCTGCGCTTGTCAGGGAGCGGTACCACATGCAGCAGCAAGCATCGCCGTACGGCGGGCCAGGCCCGTCCGTGGGTGAGTGGGTGGAGAAGACACCGAACGCCTAGGCCGGCGGGCGGACCGGGGGCGGGGCTCGAACCCGCGCTGTGAGGCCATCGTCGGCGTTCCTGCCTAGGCCTGGTGCTCTACCCCTGAGCTACCCCGGGCCGCCCGCCGGTTGCGTCCCCGGGGCCGGAATCGAACCGGCGACGCTAGCAGCTCTACCACTGAGCTACCCGTCCGACGCGTGCGAGACCCTAGGAGCCCCGCAAGGTTCAGGTTACGCCGGGCAGTCCAGGCCGGCGTAGAGGTCGTGGAAGTCGGCGGCGAGCTGCCGGCCGATCTCCGACTGCGGAGGGCTCGCCGGATCGTTGTACGCCTGCTCGATGGTCCCGACGATCGAGCACCACCGCCGGTCGGATTCCCGCTCAGCCATGTCCCGCTTGTCGTCGACGTAGTTGATGTAGATCACCCCGGCGACGACGACCGCGACGAGGGACACCACGTAGACGAAGCGCTCCCACCCACTCATGGCTCACCCACCGCTGCGGCTGCCGACGATGGCGACGATGGCGATAGCGGCGGTGACGGCGGCGGCGGAGATCCCGGTGATGGTTCGGTTGTAGACGTCCCACCAGCCCGGCCCAGCAGCCACGCCCGGATCACCGCCGGACCGGACAGCACGACGATGGACCCGCCCATCAGCACCGGGTCCGCCCCGTGGGTCACTTGCCAGGTGAACCCGAACGACCCCAGTGCGAGGCAGACCACGTCCCGGACGATCGGCAGTACCTTGTCGCTCACGCACGTGCCTCGCCCTTCGTGTCATGGAGGTCCATTACCCCGGTCAGCCCTGGAGTAGCGCGAGGACCCCGGGCCGACTCGCCAGCAGATTCCGCAGCGCGTCCGCGACCGCCTCATCGGGGTTGGCTGGGTCGAGGAGCTCCGCCACGACGCTGGCCGGGGTGTCGGCGATCTCGGTGCGCGCGGACGCGATCGAGGCGTCGATGGCCGCGAAGTCGTCGGCGAGCTGAGCACCGACGTTCTCGTCGACCTGGCCGATGGCGGACGCGATGGCTTTGACCGACTTCACCAACCAGATGGGTTCGCCCTTCGCCGGGCCTGAGCGGGCGGTGTCGGAGCCCATCACGAGCGCGTCGAGGCGCCACGCGTCGATCTCGGCCTGCTTGGCCTGATCCGGGGTCATGTCGTCCTCCTCAGGGAACCACGGCTTGCTGCTGTTCTCGTGGCTCGGTCGGGTGTTGAAGTGCACGTGCTCGGTGTGCGGGGACGTCCCGACGTAGTCACGCCAGACGCCGAGACCCCAGGACCGGGAGGTGATCTTCCGGTTATAGATCACGTACTGGATCGACTCGTGCCGCAGGGCGGCGGCGATGACCGCGGCCACGTCGACGCCGTCGTCGTCCATGTCCCACGCGTCGACCGACCCGTCCGCGTCGGGGTTGTGGTCGGAGCTCGTGCCCTGGTGCGCGGTGTCGCCGATCGTCCCGTCCGAAGCCTTGTCGCGATTCGGCCACCTCGTGTTGACCTCGTTGCGGAAGCGGGTCAGGGCGGGGTTCAGGAACCAGGCGGTCATAGCGGCAACACGAAGATCTCCCGCGCCTCGAAGATGGCCGCGCCTGCGGTGTGCGTAGACCGGTAGACGGCGGTGAAGGTGTTGTTGCCCGGCGTCAGGCCCTTCACGTGGGTGACGCGGCTCGCGCCGATGGGCTCGGCGTTGAACGTATCCGGCATCGCCCGCAGGGCTTCGGTGTCCTGCGCTGCCCGGGTCGTCGCACCGGAGACCGCGAAGGACATCCACGCCCGCGCGCTGTTGCTGGTGTTCTGCAGGTCGGCGGAGACGACGACGAGCGCCTGCGCACCCGAGGTGACGGTTACGGCGGGACCGGGCGTGATCAGGTTGGTGTATGTGGCGGAGGTGGTCTGCTGCGACGTCGCCACCGTCGCGGACTGCGGGATCCGCTGCGCGATCGCGTTTACCCCGGTCGCGACGAACAGCGCGCCGGCCGTAGTGGCTTTGCTTGCCGCGGTCTCGAGCATGTTGTCGCGCAGGTGCACGTTCAGCTCGGCCGCCGTCAGGATGGCGTTGGCTACCCACGTTTTCGGAGCGGTGTACGCCATCAGGCTGCCTCCAGATGCAGGTGCGTCTCAGCGATGAGGTCAGCGACGGACTGTCCGCCGGGGAAGCCGGTGACGAGCGCCTGCCGGTGGCCGGCGGGTGCCCAGTTGCGGGTGCGCGGGTTCGGTCTGTGGAGCAGCGCGTCCCAGATCCACACCGCGTCAGCCGGCCACGCCACCGCGGAACACGCACCGCAGCCGGCTGCCATCTGGCCGCCCTCCATGACGGCGCAAACGTATGTGGTCTCCTTCGGCTTCAGGTTCAGCGCACTGCCGCAGCCCGCAGGGCAGTCGGCAACCCACGAGCCGTGGTTGACGTAGGCGACCGCCGGGGTCTTCACCTCGAACATCTCAAAACCCCAGTAAATTGGTGTCGAGCTTGCCCTGTGTGGCGGAGTCGAGCCGGAACACGGTGGTCGAGTTGGACATGCCCGTGCCGCCGAGGCGGTTGACGTCGAGCCGGCCCTGCGTGGAGCTGTTGAGGATCAACCAGTTGGTCACGGTGTTCGGGGTCCGCTCGAGGTAGAAGTCGGTCAGCCACACGCGGCCGCCCTCGGAGATCTGGTGCTCGATGCGCTCGATGAAGAACTCGCTGTCCAGAGACGCAGCGGGGATGACGAGGCGGATCCGGTCGGACAGGTCCCGGGTGAGGATCTGCGTCATGGACGCGTCGGAGCGGTTCGCCACCCGGATCCGCACGGTCGGGATCCGCTGCGCCCGCTGCGCCAGGATGAGATCGGCGATGGCCTCGGCATCGGGGAGGGATGCCCAGACCGGCTCGCGCTGCTGCGGCCACGTCCTGATCCCGTACCGGGACTGTGACGTCGGGTCTTCCGCTGAGACGACCTCGGTTGCCGTGGTGGCTACCGAGTAGGCGCGCAGCTTGAGGTCGGTGACCACGCACGTCCCGCCGGACGCGGTCAGGAAGATCGTGGTTGTCTGGCCCGAGGTCCGCGAGATCGACGCGGTGACGTTCCCGCCGGTGACGGTGAAGTCGACGTCGATCTCCGGCACCACGGCGCCGAGGAACGGCGCGCCAGCGGCCACGGTGATCGGGACGGTTGAGCCGTCCGGGATCGTCCGCTGGCCGGACATGGACCAGACATCGGACAGTTCGCCGTTGGGCTGGCGGACGGGGATTTCGAACGTCAGGGAGTTGATGATCTCCTTGACCCCGTGCCCGTAGACCAGGTCCATCAGCACGGGGATCCCGCCGGTGCCGAACGTCGCCTGCGACGTGACCGAACCCGCGCGGGTGAGGCGGTGGTTGCGGTCACGGAAGACGACGTTGCCGTCGCCGTCCATCGTCAGCAGCGCAGGCGGACCTTCGCTGTCGACGAGCTGCTGCAGCACCGTCTCCGCCGACGCGCGACTCAGCCAGAACCACGGGATGGTGGTGGCGCCGGCGTCGAGGTCCCGCTTGTCGGCAGGCCAGCCGACCGCGTCGAGCACGATGCCGATCGCTTGGCCGGTGGAGACGGAGGCGTAGAGCGCGGTCGAGATCTCGCCGGTCATCCCCGCCAACGCGTCGAGACAGTTGAAGTCGACGCTCATCTTCGGCCAGCCGGGCTGGATGTCGAAGTCATCCGTGACGCCCCGGTAGACGCCATGTGTGGCGCTCTGCCACTCAGCGGTGAGGTAGATGTCCCGGCCGGGCTGGATGTCACCGACCAAGGGGAGGTCGGTGCTCTCCGGGGAGTAGATCTCGGAGCGGTTGTCGAGCTCGCCGACCATCTCGGCGCGTCCACTCGGCGCGAGAGCGCGTGCGGCGCTACGCCCGTACCTCACCTCGAGCTGGGTCCGCTGCAGGGTGTCCGTGGTGACCTCGTCGGCCACTCCGGTGAAGTTCCCATTGCCGGACCAGTCGATGTAAAGCCGAAGCCTAGGAACGGACGCCATCGAGCTTCCCCTTGCGGATCAGGGTGTTGACCACCCGCTCCAGTTGGGCCTCGAGCTGCGCCGGCGTCGTGATGTAGCCGGCCTGCACGGTGATGTGGATCGGCGGCATGCTCGCCGCGGCCTTGCCGAGGCCTGGCCGGTTCGACGACTTCAGGTCGTCGAGGTTGGGGACGATCACACCGTTCTGGTTGGGCACGAACAGCTCAGCGCGCTTCTCGCCGACGATGTACGGCTCGCCCGCGCGGACCGGACCGCCGAGAGCGCGGCGGGAGGGCCCGTGCATGGCGCCGATGTCGTTGGCCTCGGGCGAGAAGTTGCCGGACCGGATGACGTTGACGTAGACCGTCTTCCCGCGAAGACCGTTGATGGCCCTCTGCGTGTTGGACACACCGACCAGCGCGTCCCTGTTGTCGAGGGTGGCCTTCGTGCTGCGCGACGTCGGGATCTGCAGAAGGC